GGACTCCTTTTCTGGAAGAATTACATATATATTCCGACCACTTAGAATGCATAATTCATCTAAGACTAAAAATAAAGTGTTGATTTTTTTATTCATCATGCACACTCCTGACATATATCGACCTTTATTCTCATTTGATGCACAATAATTGCACTCCCATCAAATGTTTCTGCTTGCCCATCTTGCTTTGATCCTAAAGTTATAGATCTTTGTCCATAACTTTCATTCTTTAAGATCGTTTTCTTGCATTTATGGCAAGTACGTTCTCTTCTAGTTCTTTTTAGTTTCATTTTTGTTTGGGTAACGTGGTTTTAAGTGATACTTTTGCCATTCTTCTGATGGCATGTCGATCCAGACTCTTTCAGATTTTTCATTTAAGTAAAATCTTCTAGTTCCTTGTCCAGAGCCATATAAAATTTTATTCATTTAATTCCTCAGTTGTGTATTCAGTAGCATCACCACCTGTCCAATCTTTTTCTTTATATTCATATATATCGTCAAACTCCCAATCTGAAGAATATTTATCTTCAGTAAACATTCCTCCATCAAACATACTGTGATCAGTTTCTTGTAGTTTCCAAATATCATCTACAGTGAATGAATCAGGAACTTTTATATAATGGCTATACCTCGTGACTGAGGTAGCAGTTAATCGAAAATACTTAGTCATTGGTTTTCATCTTCGTGATGGTTTTCTGGGTAGTTATCAGATAGTTCTTTCAATTGATCAATAACATCTATAATTGTAAAATTCCTATTGATTGCATCATCTCCAAATGCAATTTCATAAGTTTTTTCTATAAAATCTTTAACAGATTCAAATGCTTCTAGATCTTGAAAATAAGGATCATTTTCCTCAAGATTGCCTAAAGCAATAACTCTATCCATGTCTTCTCTAGTAGCGTAATTGTCATAGAAAGATAGGAAATGTTTAATAGGATCATTCATGATAAATCTCCATTCAAATTTGCATTCATGATTTTGCCATTCATGTCTATTCCTAGACCATAAAGTGCATTCATTTTTGTCTTAAAATCTGATTGATTAATAAGACCATTCATATAATCTTTTCTTAGTTGTCTTTCCTTATAGGATCTTTCTATAAGACCATAAGGATCATCTAAGCAATCATTCTTAGATTGCCTATCCAGTTCGGACATAGTAGACATAATAAAATAGGGATAATTAGTTTAATGGTTATTTTTTTAAGTTCTTTTAAATCTTTCAATTCTTACTTTTAGTTGTTTTTTGTGAGCATATTCTATATTCTCTAATAGTTCAGATAAATAATCTGACCACTCTTCCCAATGGAAATAAACTTCTACGTTAATCCTATAAGCTTTAACTAACCAATAATAAGGATATTCTTTATAAAAAATATCGTCTTGTTCTTCTTGATTGTTTCGAGCAGTTTCATTGATGTCTGACATGATTGGTTTTGGATTGGTTTGATTGATGCCCAAACTTGTTTTGTTTGGTATATATCCATTATAAAAGCCTATAGATAACTATAGGCTAATACTTTAGAATAAATTAATAATTAGTAATATATCATTGGTTTAATAATTGAAACGACAGTCGTTACGACAGTAATTAAGTTCTAATTGTATTGACTCCTTTTAATGCCTTAGTAATAATCTCTATTTCTTCTTTTATAATTGATCTTTCTTCTTTATCCTCACTTAATACCAATCGTTCTAAGTTTTCATGGATTAAGCTTGATCCTTTTCTATTTACTTCTTGCTTATTCCCTAAAGTCTCATAGTCTCCCACTTGAGGATCATTTAATATTAGGAACCATCGTTGGGCAGTTCTTAAAGTTACGCCAAATCCTCCTTTATTCTCAGGTTTGGCTATTTCTTTTTTAATATCTGAATCAATTAATCCATCAACTTTTTTTTCTTCAATAAAAAGTTTTATTTCTTCTTTTAATTGGTCGAACTTTTGAGCATTGTTCATTTTTAATGCTCCTTAAATATTACTACTTCTTTCCTATTATGTTCTAAGCACTTTCTACATGTAGAACAACTTTCATTGTCTATGTATTGTGCTTTACAGGGAAAAATATCTATTGTTCCGTACTTATTGACCATAGTAGGCTTATCACCTTTTTTAATGGCATCTACTGCCAAATTAAAGACGTTTGTATTTGTCATTACCACGTCAAACTTATCTACAAAATATTTACTAGCTTGTAGTGGTTTCTCAGTTGAAAGATTGATTACAAAATTATCAGTTGAAAATAATTTTACACATTCTAAATTATGTTTTTGATTCTTAGAATCACAATGCAAGTGCGTATATGTATAAGTTTTAATATTATTCTTTCTTGTAGCGTGGTAAATTTTGGTTAATGCATCTATAGAGATCTTTCTTTCATTATTATCAGGCTTATATGTGACGCACGGGAGATCTCCCGTAATGTTCAATCTTAGAGTCGTATTAGGTCTTAATCTTTCAATATCATTTACAAATCTTTCTAAGTCGTAATCTATCTCACTGTTAAACAATTTTTTTTCATGAAATGCTGTAAAGCTTTTTTTCCCATAACATTTTTTCCATAGTGGGCAAGCATCCGAACAACTTTCAAAAGTTGTATAACTACTTGAAAAATAAGGATCATATTTCAAATTAGTTAATTTACGGTTGCTAGTCCCTTCAATTAGTTTTGTTTTGTACATTGGTTTTAATTGATTTGTTTTTGGTTTTGTAGACTGCTTTATCAAGATGTTTAAAACCTTGATTTAATGCGTCTTTATTGTTTGTTTTTGATAGGTCAATTTCTAATGATTGACCGTCAAAATTAGTAAAAATAATACTAGGCATTATTTAAGCTCTAATACAGTTACTTTTGAGCAGTTATTCCCGTAATAAACTTTTATATGACTATATTTTTCTTTCAATAAGTCACTCTTATTGCATGCCTTATTGTCCCATTGACTGCCATAGTCCCTTATGAGAAAATCTTTATTACTGTTCAAATGTTCTGTAACTTGCTTTTTATTCTTCAATACTGTCATGTATTGAGTAACTGTTAATAATTGCATGATAAAAAAATTAGTTTTGATTTTGTTTAGCAGTCTTTCAACTGCTCTATTAGTTTTTTAGTGGCATAATATAATAATTTCATTTTTTCCTTATCTTGCCTAAAACTTTTGATCTTCTTTAATGTTTCTTTAGGTATCGTATAACCTGATTCTCCTACTATTTCATAAATATAATTTTCATATGAGATAGCAGTTTTTTGAATCTCGTTATATTCTAAAAGATTAAAATCTTTTTTCATTTCATGATTGAATAGAATAAAATCTAGATTATTTTTCATTTTATTTCCCTTGATTTATTAAAGTCTGTAAAATTATCTTGATAGCTTCTATCTCATTACATCCTAAAATATTTCTAGTATCCCTTATTAATTCATTATATCTTTTTTCTTTATTATCAGGATCTAACTCCATTTCTAAACCAGTGTTTAGAATCATTGCGTTCAATGTTTGATCTTGCATGATAGGAAAAATTAGTTTTGAATTGGTTTAATGATCTAACCCTAAAAAGGATTAGACCAGTTTTCATATTGCTTTAAAGTTATCCTTCCATCTTTACAGAGTGAATCCGTATAATAAGACCATTCCAATCGGTTCATAATTGAATCAGTCTTCGAGATTGAATAAAACTGTTTAAACACTCTTAAAGCTTGTTGTTTTGTTAGTGTCATTTTGTTTGATTAGGCTTGTTGATTGTTTCTAATTGTAGTTCTAGATCTTTTATTCTTTTTTCTTTTTTTTCTAGTTCTTCTTTGGCAGTTCTTAGAAGAAGTTCGCCAGTTCCTATGATTTGAACGCCTAATTCATCTAAATTATCAAATAGTTCTTGTGTCATTGTCATCTTTTATCATCCTCCCAATATTCTCTATTGATGCTTACAGACTTAAAAACTTTTGAACATTCTTTAATGGAATATTCGTGAATAGTTGGAGTGTCCATAATATCGCAAAAATATGGCTCTTTTAAATAAATCCAATATCCATCATTAGATGATCTTTCATCAGAAACCATAGCAACATAAGGATGCTCTTTAAAATCTTTCCAAGTTTTAGGGTGTTTCATTTGATCCCCTTACTTGCTAAGTACTCACAAGCCGATTGAATACCGTTATTACAATGTAGTTCGGTTGTACTATTTAAAGAACTGCTCACCGCTGACACGCCAGCGCAAATAAATAAAATGTAAGTACTTAGTACTACTAGATAAGTTTTCATTTTGTTTTGTTTGGATTGGTTTTTTTCTGTATCCAGTTTCAGTATCCCAAGAATGCTAGTTTCTTAATTTGGAAGTTCTAGCAAGTGGAAAGAAGAAAGGAAGATAGAAGAAATAGAAGAAAGAATGAAATAATTTGTTTGTATAGATTAAGTATAGGCATGGATGAACCACTTGTAAACTAATTGTTTAGTAAATGTTGATAAGTTAACAATAGATTATTAGTAGAGAATTATGATAGACTAGTTTTGTAAAACAAAAACAAGATCAAACAAAATGAAAACTCTGAACAATTGGACACGCTGCGATACTTACGACGATCTAGCAGACTACTTAGAAGAGCTAGGAGAGTATTACCTACTCGGCTTGTTGAATTGTGCAGACAGCCAAGGGTTGCTAGCTCCTATCGATGCTGAGCAGCTCCTAAGCGAGCATGGAGAAGAGCTGAGCAACTATGTAGATGATACGAAAGACGACCGTTTGCAAGCAGCTTACATTGTCCAGTGGCTAGGCTACTAAGAAAGCCAAAACCCTTTAATAAAACCTAGGCAGAAATGCCTAAGGGGGGATGGTTCGGGGAATTTTTTATTGCTTACAGGTTGCGGGTACCATAAATATATATTGGAAATCAAGATTTTTTCTTTTCGACCTTAATAGAGAGTTCGGGTGCTTGGACGTTAATTGTTTCGACTGATTCACCTACGACTTTGCCCATGTCTGCGAGGAGTTGAGCAACTGTTTGGAGTTGACCTTTACGCATAGCTTTATCTATGGCACGGAAGCGCATAGTTTGGATGCGACTTATTACTGATTCACGTTCTACGGCCCAATCTTCTTGATTCCACTCTCTAATTTGTTTCCAATCATCCCAGCCTGTACGTTCGGTGATACCTTCACGTTGAGAGTGATCTATAACGAGTTGTCTGGCGGGCATACCTTCAGACTGTCTACGATATAGGCGTTGTTTTCTAGCTAGGATTTCGTCTTTAGATGCCACGTGACTAGGGGGAGCTAGTATGATTAATAAAAATGATAATGTATGACGGTAAAATCTGCACCAGAAATTAATTTAAGGTGGGCGCAAGGGGAAGTATTTAATAGTGAGAAGAGGTTTAGGGTGTTGGTGGCGGGGAGGAGGTTTGGAAAGAGTTATTTAAGTTGTATTGAGTTATTGAGGGGAGCGATTGAGAAACCAGGGGAGACATTTTTCTATTGTGCGCCTACATATCGGATGGCGAAGGATATTGCGTGGAAGGCATTGAAGAAGTTAGTGCCGAAGGTATGGATAGCGGCAAAGAATGAGACAGATTTGAGACTTGACCTTGTTAATGGTTCCTCCATAGAACTGAAAGGAACGGAGAATGCGATGGCATTGAGGGGGAGAAGTTTATCTGGGGTTGTGTTAGATGAAGCGGCTTTTATGGGATCGGAGGTATGGTTTGAGGTAATTAGACCTGCGTTAGCTGATAAACAGGGGTGGGCGTTATTTATTAGTACACCTGATGGGACGGCTAGTTGGTTTTATGATTTATGGTGTTATACGGCGAGTGATCCTACGGGGGAATGGCAGAGATGGTGTTATACGACAATTGAGGGGGGAAATGTACCAGAAGAGGAGGTTGAAGCAGCTAGGGCGCAGTTAGATGCAAGAACATTTAGGCAGGAGTTTGAAGCAAGTTTTGAGAATTTAACTGGGTTGGTTGCTGTTAGTTTTGGTGATGCGAATATTTCGACTAATGCGAAGGATATTAATGTAATGCCAATACTTTTAGGAGTTGACTTTAACGTAGATCCGATGTCAGGAATATGTGCGGTAAGGGATGGGGAGAATTTGTATGTGTTTGACGAAATCATGCTCACAGGTGGGGCAACCACATGGGACTTTGCAGAAGAAGTCACTCGCAGATATGGGGTGGATCGCAGAGTAATAGCATGTCCTGACCCTACAGGTGGAGCGAGGAAAACTAGTGGCGTTGGTGCGACTGATCATAGTATTTTGAGAAGGAGTGGATTTAATGTTTCAAGTCCGAAAGCACCGTGGAAGATAAGGGATAAGATTACTGCTGTTAATACGGCTTTATTAGATGCGAGTGGAGATAGGAGGACGTATATTCACCCAAGATGTAAGCAACTAATTAAGTCTTTAAGGACGTTGACTTATGCACCGAATACAGGATTACCTAATAAAAACCTTGGTGTTGATCACGCTTTTGATGCTTTCGGGTATTTATGTTTACAACAGTTCAACTTGGCAAAACCTGAGACTTTAGGTCAGACTGGGTACAGAATTTACTAAAACCATGCCAACTGGAAAAGGAAGCTACGGAAGTAAAAAAGGAAGACCTAAGAAAAAGGGTTTATATGCAAATATTGCGGCAAAAAAGAAACGTATTGCTGCTGGTAGTGGAGAAAAGATGAGAAAACCAGGAGAAAAAGGTGCGCCAACTGCTGCTAATTTCAAGAAAGCAGCAAAAACAGCTAAAAAGAAGAAAAAATGAGTGTTACAAGAGGTAAAGAGAAGTTCAGTGGGTATAACAAGCCCAAAAGAACTCCTGGTCATGCTACCAAATCTCATGCTGTCTTAGCAAAAGAAGGGGATAAGGTTAAGTTAATACGATTCGGACAACAGGGTGTTAGTGGTGCGGGTAAGAATCCTCAAAGTGAAAAAGATAAAGCTAGGAGGAAGTCATTTAAAGCTAGACATGCAAAAAATATTGCAAAGGGTAAGATGAGTGCAGCATATTGGGCTAACAAAACTAAGTGGTAACGCTATGGATTTAACAAAAGAACAGTTGGATGCCGTTGAAGCTGTAAAGGGAAAAAGAAATCCTGCATTATGGGATCCTAGATGTCAGCAGTATTTAGATCAAAAAACACAAGGAAAAGCTGTAAAAAAGGAAACTAACGGTTAAACTATCTTTATAATCATATTTTTGTGTTAAATCATGGCTTTCTATCGTGGCGAAGAAGGCTCCGTAAAGTTTAAGAATGCTACTGGCACTGTAGGTGCTATTGCTTCTACAACAGGATGGAGTCTTAGTGTTTCTAAGGATACTCTTGATTGCACAGCACATGGGGCTACATCACGTAGCTATGTCGGATCTTTGATCTCTGGTACTGGATCTGTTGATTTCTTATATACAGCTACTTCAGGTGATGAAACTTCTGAGTTATTGACTGATATTCTGACAACAGAAGATGCAGGAGACGCTCAATTTGAGTTATTTTTAGACACTTCAGGTACTAAGAAGATGAGCTTTAACGGAATTGTTACAAGTGCTGATTTTGGTACTTCTATAGGTGATCTTCAGTCTGTATCTGTTAGTTTTCAAACAACTGGAGCAATTACTTCTGCTGCTTAAGATAGGGCCATTTATTAAAAGGAAAGATTTGTGACGTACTCCGTTCCTGGCCCAATTCGTACCAATATCACAAGTTCTACCAGTGTTGGTGGTTCTGATAGTCCATTTACTCGCACCCGTGCGGTGATGGACATGGTAAAGGGGTGGGAAATTATGAAGGCCGTTACGAATGGAACTGAATATTTAAGAGATAATTCAGAAGCTTTTCTTCCTCTTGAGCCACGGGAGGATTACACAGCTTATTTATCTAGAGTAAATCGAGCAGTATTTTCACCATATACGCAGCGATTAATTAGAGCAGCGACAGGTTTGATAATGCGGAAGCCTATTACTTTAATAGGTGAT